TACTTTGTGCTAGTCTTTGTGAGCCATCTTCTTCTTCTGACCAACCTCCAAAGTTTTTATGTCCTACTTTATCTAATGCTTTTTCTACATCTTGTGCAATCATTCCGTATAGACTTGTTTCTGTGTCCATACTGTTTTCTGTTTCAGAGTAATCTTTGTAATGTTTTGGAAACTCACTATTAGGTTTCCAATTAAATGTTACAGGTCTTAACTCATTAATAAAACTCAAACCTAAATCTGTATTTTCTATATTAGTCTTTTTATGTAAATCTGAGTTTCTTGTAAAAGTAGCGTTTGCATCAAAGTCATTTGATACTACATTACTAGCTTTACCAAAGCTAAAGCTATTACTGCCCACCCCGTTAAAACCAATTCCTAAAACAATTTCAAATTGAGAAGTTTCACCAGAAGTTTTTGCATCATTACCAACACAAGTATTATTATCTCCTTGGGTGATATTAGAACCTGCATCTAATCCTATACAGGTATTGTTAGAACCAGTTGTAACATTATCTCCTGCGTCTTTACCAACACAAGCATTACCACCACCAGTAGTACAACGAGTTAAAGCTTGATAACCCGTAGCTACGTTATTACTTCCTGTTGTTATTTGGTCTGCTGCATCATGTCCTACAATAGTATTATCGTTACCTGTAGTAATTGCATAACCTGCATCTGCACCAACACAAGTATTACCTGCTCCAGTCGTACAAGTATATAAAGCAAAAGAACCAAGAGCAGTTTGTTTAGCACCTGTTGTTATATTCGCACCTGCTCCTGTACCAAATCCACTATTTTGACTAGCATTATTATCTTGTAATGCCTCAACACCTACAGCAGTTACATGAGTTCCTGTGGTGTTTGTTTCTAAAGCACTTTTACCTACAGCCACAAGATTACCACCACTAGTGTTACTAATACCAGCAGATGAACCAACTGCTGTATTGTTGCTTGTAGTATTCGCACCTAAAGCACCATTCCCAACTGCTGTATTGTCAGAACCGCTAACACACGCATCAAGTGATAATCTTCCAACTGCTGTGTTTTCTGAGCCTGTGGTGTTTGATAATAAAGCACTTAAACCAACTGCTGTATTGTTAGAAGCAGTCGTATTAGCACTTAAAGCGTAAGTACCAATAGCTGTATTACTAGCACCAGTTGTATTGCTTAAAAGTGCATTTACACCAAAAGCAGCATTTTGGTCGGCTGTAGTATTTGCTGATAATGATTGATAACCAAAAGCTGCATTATTTCTTCCTGTTGTATTAGCATCCATACTAACACCACCTACAGCAGTATTTTGGTCACCTGTAGTGTTTGCTTCTAAAGCACTATCACCAACTGCTGTGTTATTTGAAGCTGTGGTGTTAGCTCCTAAAGCAAGTACACCTATTCCTGTATTGTTTGCACCTGTAGTATTTACTAATAAAGAACTTGTACCAACTGCTGTGTTACGATTAGCTGTAGTATTTGCTGATAAAGCAGCATAGCCTAATGCTGTATTATTAGCACCAGTAGTATTAGCATCTAAAGAAAAAGTACCTACTGATGCGTTAAAAGTACCTGTAGTGTTTGCTGCTAAAGAAGCATAACCTACTGCTGTGTTATTTGAAGCTGTGGTGTTCGCTGCTAAAGCACCACTACCTATAGCAACGTTGGCTGCACCAGTAGTATTAACTCTCATAGCAGGTTGTACTGTTCCATCATACCCACCCATTGCAGTATTTCCGTTAGCAGTTGTGTTATCACCTAAAACAAATCTTCCTACTGCTACGTTACCATTACCTGTTGTATTATCTGTTAAAGCACTCATACCTACAGCTACTAGGTCTGTACCTGTAGTGTTTGCTGTTAAGGCGTTATAACCTAATGCTGTATTATTATCAGCAGTAGTATTTGCATCTAATGCACCGAAGCCAACAGCCACATTATTTGAACCAGTAGTATTAGCAAACATAGCACTTCTACCAACTGCTGTGTTTAAATTACCAGTAGTATTAGTATCTAAAGCACCAGTTCCTATACCAACATTATTTGAGCCAGTAGTAGTTGCGTTCATGGCATCTTTACCTATTGCCGTATTTGCATCACCACTTGTTAACGCAGCAAAAACACTATCACCTAATCCTGTATTATTTGAAGCAGAATCTAAAGTTCCTGTACTTGCGTTTTGACTAATTAATATACTATCAGTAAAGTTTGTAATACCAGAAGATATACCTACGCCATTTACAGTACCACTTGACATAGTAATACCACTAGAATCTATAATAACTCTTTCAGTACCACCAGTATCAAATCTAATTTTATCTTCATCACTTGATTCTTCTACTTGAACTAAAGTATCTCCATC